ATTAGTGAGTCGGTTAGTTTTGTTGTTTGTTCCGCCTCTTCTTTAATTGTCCCAATATTTGCAGGACCTTTTTTATCTTCCAACATAAATCAAATTGTATTTTTATATAAATACCTATTTAGGTTCTTTTATTGTCCTCAATGATTTTATCAATCAAATACTTTCTGATATATGTGGGCATATTTAAGAACTCCGTATAAGAAGTCCTTAAAATTTTTGCCAAAATATAAAACTCGTCTAATAAAAATTTTGTGTAATTAGAAGAAAGGCCGAAAAAATTCAACCCCAAAGGTGATGTTCACACTCACCTTTTCTCCTGACGGGGATATTACTTGTTTTGTTAAGTCCAATCTAGGTTCATTATCACTCATGAATTTTGTGATATGTTTTGAGTCCATAATCGGCATTGACTCAATAAATTTAGAAATCTTGTTTCTATCAATGTCACCATCAATACTAACGATCATTTTATTTAATCTTGTGGTTGTTGTTGGTGGTATTCTACCTGCAGGATAATCATTTAAAATTCTTTCAATGTCCATTGAATCTCTCAATGTTAGATATTTAAGCCTCAATGTTACCCCACTTCTAGGTAATGTTGTTGATATACACCCTTCTTCGTCAGGTGTTGCATCTGTTTTCTTAATGTTAAGTTCATCCAATAAAATGTCCGCAGTGAATTCTTTGTTTGTTTGTGGATCAATAAGTTTGACGTTATATTCAGGACCAAAGGATGTGTTTCTTAAGAAAATTAAAAGTGCTTCCAAATCTCCATCCAACAAATCTTCAGGTCTAAGATCAGGTTCGTATAATTTATTTCTTAATAAAGGTAATACTATTGATTCTTTAACTGATTTATTTGGGTTGATATTTGATAAGATGTTTTCATCTGATGCGGTCAAGTAACCAACCTTAACACTTTTCTTTTTTGATTTGTAAAATACTCCCCTTGATGGTAATGTGACCACATCGTGTGGTAAATTAAAATCCATTTGTCCGTATTCATTAACATTAGTTTCCATAATTTCTTTTTGTTAAAAAATTAATCAATAACAAAATTTTGTAAATAAAAAAACCCACAAGAACATTGAAATTCTTGCAGGTTTTAAGTATATTTGAGTAATATCAATAAACCAATATACAACGATCCATACGAAGTGTTGCGGAAATATCTGCCAACGCATCTTGTGAATAAGATAAAGCTCCAAAGTTAACGTCAGTTAAGAACGCACCTTCCAAAATCCATCTTTCAACAACAACACCTGTTGGATCCAACATTTCAATATCAACGTTTTTCTTGTAACCAGCAGCGTAACCCATACGACCTGTTACTGACTCCGCACATAAACGAACCCACTCCATTAACGCTTGAGCCGCAGATGGTCCAATAGGGTCACGAAATTTAACCTGAATTGGATCCCAGTTAAATCTACCCGCAACGAATGTAGATGTGTTTAAGAATTGGATTTCTGTTGAACCGATTTTAATTGATGGTCTTGCAGCACTTTCTACAAACCATTCATTGATACCCAATGTTGAGTCAAATCTAATTATGAATCGGTTCTGTCTTTTCGGTTCGTAAGGAACTGGCATTTTCATTAATAAATCAGCCATATTTTTTTGTTTTAGTTTTTAGTTTATTTTTTATTATAAATATATCGTAGTATTCTTTTTTCTATTTACTTTGATTTAATTTTCAATATTGTTCTCTTAATTAAGTTTTCTAGCATTACTTCATTATTATCTTCTTTGTTCGCTTCAATATGAATTTTATTATATCCTCCTTCTGAAGTATCATAAATAATAAATTTAACTTCTGGATACATTCTAGATAATTCATTTTTAACGTATTCTACCATCGCGCTAACATTTCTTGAATCATCATCAGAAAACCCTAGTGAAGTGTTCACATATTTACCACTTGAAATTAAATCGTTGTATTTTGAAATGAAATCTAATAACGCAACTTTCTTTGCGTGTTCAGGATTTGACGCTCCTCCACTAGTTTCTAAACCGAATTTTTGACCAAATTCTTTTGAAGACACGGGATAATAATCACCTCGTTCATCAAGATATAGGTCAATGATTTGATTATCATTAAGACGATCTAATTTTTGTAAGAAATTTTTAGAGAAAACTTCTTCGTGTTTAAACATATCTATGATATTATCTACCATAGTTTGTTGTTCTTCAGGGGATAAAACCATTTCTATAAATAATCTTACACCTTTCTTAATAACTTGTGGGTTATGTCCTCTAGCGGTGATGATTGAAAATGGGTTTGCGTGGATTAGGTTTTCCTTGAATTTTTTAAAACTTGGGGATTTTCTATTATTCTCAATCGCCATTTCAGTATCTTCCAAAAACTTTTCGGGGTGTGTAAAATCCTCAAATGAATTTGGTAATGTTCTATAGTTAGGGTCAGTCCTAAGGTGAGCAAAATCTTCGGTTGATACTTTTACTGGCACCCACTTACCATTTTTCTTTACTTCCATATTAATCTTGGTGGGCATTCTTAAAATATTGTCGTCCCAGTCAAAACCATATAACCTAAGGTTTTTTTCTTTAGTCATTTCACTAATGATCTGTCTTGTTAAAGTCACGTAATTCATATTAATAAATATCTGTTAAATAAAAAAAGGGAGAACTTGTCTCCCTTTTCTTTTTTGTTTTATTTTTATTAGATATTTTCAAACGATGCTCCCGTTGGAGTAATGTAGAAAGTAATATCAATAAATTCAAGTGAACGAGTTGGTTTGATGTAAATCTTACCCGTCATTTGATTTCTGTCAAAGTCAGCAGTATCACTTGAAACCGTAACTCGGAAATCGTATAAACCTCGGTCTCTTCTGATTGAGTCCAAAATTGGATTAACCGCATTTAAGAAATCTTGTCTTACTTGTTCGTCATTTTGATCAAACAACAATCTTACTGAAACCGATGAAATCAATTTACGTGCTTGTAATAACAATCTTCTAACGTTGATTCTATCAAGTGCTGACTCTCTAGACTGAAGTGTTTTATTACCCCAAATTACCGTACCTACGTCTGAGAAAGTTGCAATTGGATTAACTCTACCAAGATACAGAGTGTCTCTATCTTCTTGAGTTAACTTCTTACGAGCTTTAACTGAATTAACAATACCACGAGTGTAACCCGCCGCCGCGAACCAAGGGAACGCAATATTGTCGGTCAACGCCAAGTTTCTTGTTACCTCCGCAGTTGGTGGTATATAGATCTGTGTATTATTAACCGTATCACGAGTCAATACCCAAGGGTAGTAAGTTGCCGTGTAGTTAGAGTCAATACCCGTAATTTCCAAGTTATCAACCGCCTCTTGAGGATAAATCAACCCATCAACACCTGTAGTTGTTGGTAAGAACAAGTTGTAGTCAGGTGTAGTTGTAATATACAATGAATCCGCTCTTTCATTTTCAATCATGTCAATCGCGTCTTCAACCAAACCATTGTTATTTACATAATCAATACCAGGTGTTACAAATACATTGATATTAACCGCTTCAGGGTTTGCGAATGTTCTGATACCTAACAAGTATGCGTAGTAGTCAGTATTTGCGTATGTACGAGTTCCGTCACCAATTGATATTTGTTTGAACGCTCCCCATCCTGATGCGGTAGGGTATCTATCAGTTGCACAAGCTCCATTCAAGTAACCTATTCTACCTAATACATATTTGTCTCCATTTGTTCTATATTCTCTATAGATATCCCATCCGTCAAATCCTCCTTGAACAAACAAAGTGAATTTTCTTGAGAACAATCTGTAGTATGGACTTGATTCATTTAATGGTTCTGAAGCAAAAGGTGCGTCACCTACAAAGAACCTTGGAGTTCCACTTGTTGAGTAAAAACTTGGTATTGTAAGGGTTGCCGCATTTATATCCATGTGATAACCTCTTGTCTTATAAGACCATTCAGCACCCTCAAGATCACAAGAACTTATTGGATTTCTTTTACCAACATATTCAAAGAAGTCAGTATCGTAACCCCAGAAGTTAGACATACCTAAGTAAGTTCTTCTAACGTTATCACCACCTGTTGTAGTTAAATTATCTCCACCTGTAGGTAAACCAAATGGTGGGTTGTAAATTACTTCACCTGGGAAATCGTATTTAGTTTTATAAATTGGGAATGGAGATCTTGCACCTGAGTATTCTCTAAATGAGAACCCTTCAAACCCACAAGGTAATGCATCTACAGGAGCGTCTTCATTCATTTCAACCATCAAATATTTAGAGTTCAATTCGTACTCACCATCCAATGTACCAATTTTCTTAGCGATGAAACTATTTTGACTTGGATCCATTGAACAATTTGTAAATTTCTCTAAAACTGTAGGTGCAGAATCTGTATCATAATAATCACGAACTAATACGGTAAACGTTTGATTTGCGAATGAAATATCTGCAATTGAAATTTTAACTTCAGTATTTGCATTGTTACCATCGGCAATTGTGTAGAACTTAAATAAGTTATAAACTTTAGTACCTCTAACTTCAGACACAACCCAAGGAGAACTTGGTGATTGGTATCTGTCTAAATACCACCCAATTGAAGTTGAATTTTCACTTTGAGCAGAATCCAATGAAACAAGTTGAGAACTCAATCCTCTAATAAAACCTTGTCTGTAAGCGTAGTTAAGAAGTGATTGGAATCGTTCTTCTGCCATTAATGGAACGGTAGTTCTTGGTTTCCCAAAGTTACTTGTACCAAATACTTTAGTTAAATATTTAGAATCACTTGATGTAAATGATGTCTCAAATGAGAATGAATTACCTTCTTTATTAGTTGCATTCACCAAGAATGGTAAATAAGGATTTTTACTAACTCCTGAATACGCACCTGTCATATCTAATGTTACATCAGTAATTCCTGTAACTTCCCAAGTTGGGTTATTTCCATCAACGTAAGTTGAAATACCTCTAGATCTTAATGTTCCAATTACCAAATCGTCGTAATCAGTAAATGAATTACCTGTATAAAGATAAATTCTACCAACCACTTGACCTGAGTAACAAGTTGTAATTTCACCTAAATCTTGAGTACCACCACCTGTGGTTGTACAAGGATTACATGGATCATTAATAACAACATTTACCGTAAAAGTATTGACAATACTTCCATCTTCAGATGTTAAAGTATACACGTTAGAACCTGAAGAAAAATCAATTTCAGTTCCACCACTTAATTGTGTTACAGAATTAGCACTTACACCACTTGTACAAGCACTGAACGTAGGAACTAAAGAAGACAATACACAAGCGGATGTACCTGAAGGTAAACAAACACTAATAGTATTTGTATTGTAATTAATAACACCATTAGTCGTTGCTCCAACTGATGCAATTGTAAGATATGAATTTCCACCTGATCCAGGTTGAATTATCTGTACGATGTCACCGACTTCATAACCACTACCCGCACAACTAATTGTTACACCTGTAACAACTCCTGTACCACTTACCGCAATATCAACGGTTAATCCCGCACCAACTCCTGTAGTTGATGTAGTCGTTAAACTTGTTGTTGCAGTATATCCTGTACCTCCTGACACAATAGGGTTAAATGTTGAAACTGATCCACCAACACTAAATGAGTAGAAAGACGCACAATTAGATGAGGTAGTCGTTGCAGTTACACCTGTAACATAAGAATAGAATGAAAACCCTGTGTAATTTCCATTTCCTGTATTATCAAATAATGCGTAGTACCAAGAATCGTTAGTTGGAGATTCAAGATTAGTTGCATCTAAAGATACTGAAGGGACATCAAATATATTGTTTTCAGTTCCTGCAGAGAAAATTGGGTGTAGTACGTTATAATCATCCGTATCAATAGATCCGAAATAATCAATTACCGTTTGACCTGTTATTGGGTTATCCAAATTAATAATACCACTAATTGTACTAGTGATGTCTTCATCCAATGAAGATGTTCCACCATTAAATTGAGTGTAAGGTAATCCTAAAATTGATTGGATTTGACTAGGGAAATCAGTTGTGAAATTAATTGATGTATCAGTATTATTACATCCTGAGAAATTAACTGAGAAATCAACCGTGTTCGCTGAAGTACATTCAAACACACAATCTACTGTTACACCACTTGCACAATCAAACCCAATTGTTGTAGGGTCAACATTCGCTTTAGTTACGATAGACCAAGATGGGCCTGCGTCATAACCTGACAAACCTAAAACTCTTGTTACGAATAATTGGTTAGATTGTTGTAAATATGATTTAGCGATGTAAGCCGCCTCATATTTAGGGATTTGAGTATTTACGAATTTTTCAGCTGATGTTCCTCCAAAATAAGTTGTGAATTCATCAAAGTTTCTAATAAAGATTGGTTCAAATGCAGGACCTTTTTGTGTCTCTCCCGCAATACCTAAAGTGGTAACACCAACGCTTTGTGCAACGAAACTTAAATCAACTTCTGAAGTATATACACCTGGTGATACAAATACTTTACTGTTAGTTGCCATTTTGTTTTTTAGTTTATAGATTTATTTTATTATATAAATATTGTTGTTTTAGGCAAAAACTTTACTTATTAAAAAGTATTTATATTTTGGTATGATTTTATTCTACCTTTTTTCTACCTATGAAAGATGATATAAAAAAAATTAAAAATTTAAAGATCTCGGTGGAAGTTCACGAGGTGTTAAAACGTTATTGTGATAAACGTGGCATTAAAATGTATAAATTTTTGGAAAACCTTATACTTGAAAAATGTAAGGAGAAAAAGGATATATACGGGGAAGATTAATTACAATAATTCTTGGTCAAATAACATTGATGTATCTCCTGTTGGATTACCCTTAACGATTTGAATGTTCAACACATCATTCGTGTTAATTTGTATTTCCGTAATGTCGGATCCGTAGTAATCACCATTTATATAAACATCATAAGAATCAACGTTTACTGAATTGACCAAAGTTAAATTGGTTGTATATTCAAAAGTTTCTGTAGATTCGGTTATACCGTTAGGGTATAGTATAGTATAAGTTGATGGTGGATTTGGTTCTTCTTTTTTCTGACGTTTTTTTCTTGTTTGAACATCTACTTCATACATTTGAAAAATCCTTGTAACCGCAGGTTGAACTTCAAACTCATCCTCATCAATTAAAAATCCTAATAATGTAAAAGAATATTTTTGAATATAAACTTTTCTTTTTTCAAGATCCAATACCGATTCGTCTGTAATATCATCATTCACAATTGGAATATAATGACCTTTAATATTTTGATACGCTTGTCTTGATGAAAATTTTTCTAATATAATCTGATTGAATTTATTTAATTCTCTCATTCTATTACAAATAATTGCAACGGTATATTTGATATCAACAGGTACAGGTTGTGGAATTTTATAAATATCCATTCCATGTCTTTGTCCGTCCCAAGTTGGGACTTGAGCGTAATAATATTGTCTTCTATTAGGTATGTTATATCTTAATGCAGGATTTGTTCCGAATTTAACTTCGGGTGTTCTAATAACGGTAATAAATGGGGGTTCGGCATTTTTATCAATATTTTGGAAATCCCAAGTTTCAACAAACTGAGACCAATTTTGAGTTGATATTAAAATATCCACCATTGGTACGGTTTTACCCTCAACAACACATTTTAATTCATCTCTAACAAAATCCAAAAACCCACGATCAAGATCTGCGTGTAATAATGACTTCGGTAAGTACGTACCATCACGTTCAATCATTTCCTTTAATTCCTGTCTTCTAGGATATAAAGTTCTTGATTGAGTTAGTGGTAATGTTTTTTTTATTTTTTTTGGTAATCCCATAATTATAATCCTCTAAATTCATTTGGTCCAACAGGTGATGCACTAATAGTACGATAAAAAGGTTTATACCCTGCGTAGGTATGTTTGTTATCAGAAACCACACGACCATCATTATTTACCGTATAGTATCTAACTACCGTTTCACTTTCGTAATACCCAATGTAATCACCAAAATTAATATCAACTTCTAAGTCATCCAATGTTTTTTGGTAAACTGAAATTCTAATATTACCAGGTTCCATTTGATCAATACGTGTGGTACCCATCATTTTATTTTCAGGTGC